CCCCTACGTCACGGTGGCCGAGCCCACTATCAGTGGCAAATCCAACAGCCAATTCCAACGCGCCTATGAGTTCGATCTAACTGGCACTGGCCCCTGGAGCGTCCGCGTCACCCGCCTAACAGCCGACAGCACCACGCCCTACCTGCAGAACGGCATCACTTGGCAGAGTTACGCCGAAATCATCGACGAAAAGTTTGCGTACCCCGCAACAGCTGTCTTGGGCGTCAAGATCGACGCTCGCCAGTTCACAAGCATTCCTGACGTATCCGTGCGCCTCCGTGGCAAGCGGGTCCAAGTCCCCACCAACTACAACCCAGTCACTCGCGCCTACACCGGTTTCTGGGATGGCACCTTTACCACCGCGTGGACCGACAACCCCGCGTGGATTTTCCGCGACATCGTACTTAACGCACGCTTCGGCGTGGCCCGCTACGTCCCCACCATTTCAATAGACCCCTGGTATCTGTACACCATTTCACAGTATTGCGATGAACTGGTGCCCGACGGTGCGGGCGGCTTTGAGCCCCGCTTCACCTGCAATGTCTACCTACAAAGCCCCGGCAGTGTCTACGAAGTCCTCAATGCCTTAGCCTCCTGCTTCCGCGGCCTGGTTTACTACAGCCAAGGCAAGCTCTTTTTGACGCAGGACCGACCTCAAAATGTCGTCCAGCAATTCAGTGAGGCCAACGTTATCCAAGAGGTGGACGACTCCGGTCAAGTTACTTCTCCCTGCTTCAACTACACCGGCACCGCCAAGACAGCCCGCAAGACCGTCGTACTGGCGAACTGGGACGACCCCAATCAGGTGTACTCCAGCGTCAGCGAGTACCTCCAAGACGACACGCTCCTCGAGCGCTTCGGCTACAACCCCATCGATCTGCGGTTGCTGGGCGTCACCTCCCGCGGCCAAGCACTGCGGGCCGCCAAGCACACACTGTTTTCCAACCGCTACGAGACCGAAAAAGTCAGCTTCCGCATTGGCGCCGAAGGTCTTGCCGCCAGCGTCGGTGAAATCATCCAAATCGCGGACCCCCTCAAACAAGGCCAACGCCTCGGCGGCCGGGTTACTGCACTTACCGGCAACGTCATCACGCTTGATGCAGTTCTCAATCTCAACCCGGCAATTGCCTACACGCTGGCGCTGGTAATTCCTGACGGGGACACGATTACCAATCCAGACGGCAGTATTACTAATCACCCAAAACTACAAGAGGTCAACGTCCTCTCCTATTCGACAGCCGCTAGCGGAAACACAACCGTTACTTGCGACAGCGTTATCACCAGTCAAACAGGCGCCTTATGGGTGCTCGAGTGGAACGCGATGAACGCTGCGCTTTATCGCGTCATTTCCTTGGCAGAAGTGGATCCACTGGTCTATCAAGTCGAGGCCGTCCAATACAACGCCTCAAAATACGGCTACATCGACAACGACCTGCCGGTGGCGATCCCCAAGGACCGCTTCACGTTGCAGCCAGCACAGTCGGTCACGAACCTCACCGCCGGTCTGGTCTTCCGCAACAACCGCACCCAGATCGACGCCACTTGGCGCTCTCCTCAGACCGACGGCGCCGATAGCTTGCTTGTGCGCTCCTACTCCTACCAGTGGCGCAATGTTGGCGCTACCGAGTGGAGCGACATTTACACCACTAGCACCCCCAGCGCGGCAATTTCGCTTCCTGATCACGTCTTCGGTAACACCTACCAAGTACGGGTCGCCACAACTGACCGCCTTGGCAGGCAAAGCGACTGGGTTGTCAGCAGTGTGGCCGCATTCGAGGCCATCCCGGATCTCAGCGACCCAGCGTTCAACGCCGTCATCCGCCACCAAAACCAACCCGACGGTACCCAGCTGCTGATCGTGGACGCGGGCATCTGCCCAGTACCCGAGCGCGTTAACGGCTATCGCATCTGGGCATTTCCCACCAACGTCCCCACCGTCATCCCTGGCGTCAAACCTCCCGAAGCTGACGGCTGGTACTTCCTCAGCAATATCCCGCTCACTGGTTACTACACCATCGCCTTTCACGCGCCCGGCGACTGGGAGATTCGCGTCGCCTTCACCAGTGCCATCTTCGGCGAAGCACCCAGCGACTACATCTACGACACGGTGGAGCGCAACGAGATCGTTCCGCCCACGCCCAACCTGTTCACCGTCGTCGAAAACACAAACAGCGGCCAGAAGCGTTTCAGCTGGCAACTGCCCCTGTCGAACTACGGCTCGTGGGACCAAGGCGTGGTGTCCGACGTGGTGTCCTACGAAATCCGCTACAAACAAGGCGGCCTCGTCAATAACAACCCGTCAGAAACGTGGGATCTCGGCATTCCGCTGTATTCCGGTGGCGTCTCCGCCCAACAGCAGTGGTTCGAGACCTCGCTGTTCGACACCGACGAATGGACCGTGATGGTCAAGTCGGTTGACGCCACGCAATGGCGCAGCGATGCCCCCGCAGCAATCCTTGTCAACATCGGCGCACCTGTTATCAGCAATGCCGTTTACGACGAGTGCCTCAACACCACAACGTGGCCTGGTACATACATCAATCTTGAAATCAGCAATACTCGCAATCTGGTCACTCAAGACGATCTTTACTTGACCACTCAAGATGGAAGTTACATTACAGGCAACAGTGGGACCGCATTATTCCAGCAGGTAAACCCCGACCTCGACAGTTACTACATTTGGAATTTTGACAACAACTTCCTTGAAAGCGCCATACTTATCACCACCGTTGCGGATGCAACTTACCAACATAATATCGGAGCTTTAACCGGCGCAGATACCGTAATTTTTCAAGAAAACGGCAACGACATTTTTCAGGAAAACGATGATCAGATCTTTGCAGAGCAGCGCACGTATAGCACTGGCGTGCTGTCCGGTGAATCCTCAGGAATCCTGCACCCCTATGCGCCTTACGAAAAACTCATTGAAGACGTTTACCAAGTACAAACTTTAATTCGCAGCAATGACGGTATTAACCCTGGCGCTCTTACCAGCATTTGTTTTGAGTTGGATTACCCGGACGTAATCGAGTCACAAGACGACGTGAGCATCAGCAGTAGCGGTAGCGGCACTGCCATTCCGCTGCTCAAAACCTTCCGTACCGTCAAGTCGGTACAGGTCACACTGCAGGACACCGGAACCGGTGCGATCAACGCAATTGTCCTAGCCAAGACAACTAGCAGCGTTACAGTCAAGTGTGTCAACAGTTCCGGGACAGCAGTGGCGGGCTTAATCGACATCACCGTGGTGGGTTACTGACATGGCCGGTCTACGGATTTCGCAGTTGCCGGTCGGGACAGCGGTTGCCTCGGCTGATGTCTTCCCATTCAGCTCGGTCAGCGGCAGCGAAACCCGCAAGATTACCGCAGCCATCCTCAGCATTGCCCTTGGACTGCAGGGCAACTCCACCGGCCCCGCGCAACCTGGGACACCGGTCACCGGTCAACTATGGGTGGACACCAGCACCGACCCGCCGGTGCTCAAGACTTGGAACGGCGCCACTTGGACAATCATTAGCTTCCTTCCCGGTAGCTCGATCATCACCAGTCCCGCAGCAACGGGACCGTCAACGCCACAACTGGGCCAACTCTGGCAGGACACCAGCCAGACGCCTGATCAACTAAAGATGTGGGACGGCAGCAACTGGGTGCGTGTCGATCCACAGGGCATCACCCAGACTGCCGGCGACGCCCGCTACCTGCGGATCGTTACCGCCGCGAGCACTTACCTCGCCCTTAGCGGTGGCACGCTAACCGGCAACCTGACGCTGCCTGGTGTCCCAACCACCACCAACATGGCCGCCACCAAGGGCTATGTGGACACGCAAATTGCCGGAATCCCAGCAGCAACCGATCTGACGCCGCCTGGTACGGTTATTTACACAGCTCGCACCACCGCACCAACCGGCTATCTAAAGGCCAACGGCGCAGCAATCAGCCGCACCACCTACGCCACATTGTTTGCAGCCATCGGTACGCTCTATGGCATAGGCGATGGAAGCACCACGTTCAACCTTCCCGACCTGCGCGGTGAGTTTGTCCGCGGTTTTGACGACGGACGCGGTGTAGACACCGGCCGCACGATGGGCAGCACACAGGCGCAGTCCTATCAAAGTCACAATCACCCCATATCATCTGGCGCTGTTTTAAGTGGTTTTAATGCTGGCGAAAGTGGATCGCTGCGCAGCGGTTCTGGTGGAGCTGGCAGTTCCCCTGCTTACCAAAGCACTGACTTAGCG